TCTCGCATGGGGATGACTCCGGTCGATCGATCGCGCATCGGTGTCACGCCAAAAGAAAAGCAGCTCAACGAATTCGAGCAGCTCGCAGCCGAACTCAAACCAGCCGTCAACTGATCACGCCGCAATTGCAGGCCGCTATGCGCAGGACGTTGTAGCGGGCCGCGTCATTGCGTGCAAATGGGTACGCCTCGCATGTCAGAGGCAGCTCAATGATCTGCGACGCGGCCCTGAGTTTCCGTACCTGTTCGACGCTGTTCGAGCCGGGCGGGCGTGCCGGTTTATCGAGGGGTTGCCTCACGTAAAGGGCGAATGGGCGCGCACGCGCGAGCGCATTCGGCTTGAGCCGTGGCAGTGCTTTATTGCCTGCGTCGTATTTGGGTGGGTACACCGCGAGACACGCGCTCGCAGATTTCGAACCGCGTACACCTTAATACCTCGCAAAAATGGCAAGTCCATTTTCGCGGCTGGTGTCGGCCTGCTGATGTTGGCCGCCGACTCGGAGATGGGGGCCGAGGTGTACGCGGGGGCGACTTGCGAGCGCCAGGCATGGGAAGTATTTCGGCCCGCAAAACAGATGGTAGAGCGCACGCCCGAGCTACAGGCGGCGTTCGGTATCAAGCCGGTTTCAAAAGGTCTCACGATCCTCGAAAACGGCTCGCGGTTTGAGCCGGTCGTCGCGGCGCCCGGTGATGGGGCGTCGCCGAGCTGCGGAATTGTCGATGAGTATCACGAGCATCGAACAGATCAACTCGTCGATACCTTCATCACCGGCATGGGCGCGCGGCGGCAGCCGCTGCTCTGGATCATCTCGACGGCTGGCAGCAACCTCGAAGGGCCTTGTCTCGCGATGCAGCGAGATGTCGAACGGGTGCTTGCGGGGTCAATCACACGTGACGACCTGTTCGGAATCATTTTCACGATCGATAAGGATGACGACTGGGCTAGTCCAGAAGCCCTCATAAAAGCGAATCCGAACTATGGCGTTTCGGTCTCTGAGGCGTTTTTAAAGGCTCAGCAAAACGCGGCGATTCAGAGTGCGCGAAAGCAAACCGTTTTTCGCACAAAACACTTAAACGAATGGGTCGGCGCCTCGACGGCATTCATCAACGCGGCCCGATGGCGCGAACTGGCAGACGCTGCGCTGAGGCGCGATCAATTTCGCGAGCGTGACGATCTCGCATATGCCGCTGTCGATCTGTCGAGCAAGTTGGATATCACCTCGCGGGTGCTTGTGTTCCGGCGCATGATCGAGGGCGCTGCTCACTACTTTGTTTTTGGCAGGCATTTCGTACCGGCTGAGCGAATCAGGGAACCGGAGCTGGAGCATTACCGCACCTGGACGATCGAGGGCCATCTCACGACGACGCCCGGGCACGTGATCGATTACCCGTCGATCACGGACGACACGATCGCTGAGATCAAAGAATGCCGCATCAAAGAGATCGGTTTCGACCCATGGAACAGCGAACATTTCGCCCAAAGCGTCGCCGCGGCAACGCCCGCGATCGCCGTCGAGATCCCGCAGCAGGTTCGGCATTTAAGCGAGCCGATGAAGCAATTGGAAGCGCTGGTGACAGCGGGCCGGATTCATCACGACGGTAATCCTGTTTTGGCCTGGATGATGGGCAACCTCGTCGGCCATATCGACGCAAAAGACAACGTATTTCCGCGCAAGGAATCGGCGGCCAGCAAAATTGACGGCGCTGTCGCGCTGATCATGGCTCTCTCGCGAGCGCTCAATCCAAGCACAAAGACGTCGATCTATTCGACGCGAGGGGTTTTAACGCTTTGAAGAAATTTGATCTGCAAGACGCGCTGCTCGCAGTGTCCGTCTTGTCCGTTGAGGGCGGCGTCGGCGCGATCTACTGGCCCGCCGCGTTGATCCTGCTCGGCCTGCTCGCATTCGGCGCAGTGCTGCTCATTCAGATCGGCAAAAAGGACAAGGCGAACTGATGGGTATTCTCGCCAACAAACTCGGCATTCAGAACTGGTCGCTCGAAGATCCGAGCCAGCCGCTGCTGCCTTACTCGGCGCTGTTCGAGTCGCTCGGCCTCGGAAGATCCGACGCTGGCGTGATGGTCAACGAAAAGCAGGCGATGCGCCTCTCGACCATGTTCGCCTGTATCAAAGTGATCAGCGAGGATCTCAGCTCGCTGCCGCTCTCGATCTGGCAGCGGATGCCCGATGATTCCGTGCGCGACGCGCGTGAGCACAAGCTTTACCCGCTGCTGCATGACCAGCCGAACGACAACATGACATCCGTCACGTTTCGCGCGGTCCTGATCGCCTCAGTGCTCGCCTGGGGCAACGCATTCGCGCTCATCCGCAGAGACAAAGCCTCGCGGGCACGCTCACTGCAGCCGCTTGCGCCGGATAAGACGAGCGCCGTATTCACTAACGGCAAACTCGGTTTCGCGACGACACAGACCGAAGACGGCCAGCCTCGCTATATTGCGGCGGAAGACATGCTGCACGTGATCGGCACGTCTTTCGATGGCATCACCGGCTTATCGCCTGTTCAGACCTGTAAAAACGCATTCGGCCTTTCGATCGCTGCGGAAAAGTTTGGTGCGCAATTTTTCGGCAATGGTTCGAGAGCGACCGGCGTCGTCAGTCATCCGGCTCAGTTGAACGCCGAGGCGTACGCAAACCTCAAGAAAAGCATTCGCGAATGGGCGACCGGCGAGGATGCTCTGCGCCCGATCGTGCTCGAAGAGGGCATGAAGTGGGAACAGCTCAGCGTCAACCCGAATGATGCGCAGTTCCTCGAAACACGACAGTTTCAACGCGCCGAGATCGCCGCGCTCTATCGCGTGCCGCTGCACTTACTGCAGGACCTGCAGCGATCGACCAATAACAACATCGAGCATCAGGGCATCGATTACTCGAAATTCTGCCTCAAGCCACTCGCCGTAAAGATCGAGCAGGAGCTGAACCGCAAACTGCTCAGCAACGGCCCGTTTTTCGCCGAGCACGACATGAACGATTTATCGCGCGGCGACTTCGCATCGCAGACCGAGGGATTCATGGTGCTGCGCAACGGCGGCGTTTACAGCGCGAACGATGTGCTGCGCGGGATGCGTCAGAACCCGATACCGGCTGACGAGGGCGGCGACGTTCGCATTGTCCAGATGGCGAATATTCCGCTCGATTCGCTCGTCGATTGGAAGCCGGGCCAGACGGCGCAGCCGGGCAAGGCCGCCGCGGAAACCAGCAAAACTGACAGCGACGGCGGCAATCCCGTCGCGCGGGCGTTCCAGCGTCTGTTTCGTGATGCGGTCGGGCGCGTGAGCAAAAGGGAACAGCCCGACGAGCAGTTCGTCTATCGAGCCTTTCAGCCCGCCGTCGCGGCCATGGCCGAGGCGATCATCGCGCAGAAGCTCTCATTCGAACAGGAACTCTTCGTTACCACTTACACGCGGGCGCTTTGCTCGCGGCTGCCCGAGGGTATGGCGCTCGATGAGGCGGCAAAAACAATTACAGCCGACGCATACGCGGCGCTTTCCGGAGGTCTGAACCAGTGAACAAACTGAAGTCTTTTTTTAATGCCGCAAAGTCGGCGGATGGTCTCTCGCTTGAGCTGACGATGTACGGCGACATCGGCGAGGACTGGTTTTCGGAAGGAATCACAGCGAAAAGCGTGAAAGCGCAGATCGACGCGGCTGGCTCGGTCGATCGTATTTCGCTGCGGATCAACAGCCCGGGCGGCGACTGTTTCGAGGGCGTCGCGATTTATAACCTGCTCAAGTCGCAAAACAAGCCTCTCGACGTTTATGTCGATGGCATCGCGGCGAGCGCCGCCTCAATCATCGCCATGGCTGGCAGTTCGATCACCATGGGCGCGAACACGATGCTCATGATCCATAACGCCTGGTGTGTTTGTGCGGGCAATGCAGCCGAACTGCGCAAACAGGCCGACGTCTTGGATCGGGTCAGCGGCGCGATCGCGAACACGTACCTGCGCACGGGTCTCAGCAAAGACGAGCTTCAGACGATGCTCGATGCCGAGTCCTGGATGGACGCCGACG